TAGAGGTCATTCAGTGCAATATGGCGGCTGAACGATGGCGTTTTGAGATGGTGGATATGTAGCGCCGCCGATGCCGAGATCAGGTGCGCTATGAATTCAAGTCGAATGCCTTCAGATACCGGCGCGATCCGGGTCAGCATGCGCCCCTTGGTTTGCGGATTCATTTTTGATTCCTTGGTTGGTTGATGTCTTTGACCTGCGATTCGATACGAACGATTGAGTCCTGCTGCAGCCGGTTGATGGTCAGCGCCTCCTGGACATTGGTGAATACCCAAGCCATCGACGAGATCACCAGAACCTGAACAGCACCGAATACGATGCCGAGTGCCCAGCCTGCGCCTTTGGCTTTGTTGATGGCCTCGTTTGTGTTCGCATCAACGGTGTTGATGCGGGAATTGAGCGATTCGTACTTTGTACGGCTATCCGAGATTGCCTTCCAAAGCTGGTCGATGTTTTCGCGGGAGTTCTCTCCGTGGATAACGACCTCGGCAATGGTCTTGTCCAGTTTGGCGATCTGCGTGACGTTCGTCTTGATGTCGGCCACCTGATCAATGAGCGTTTTTATCTGAATTTCAAGCCGTGCCAGCTGCGTTTGCGTGCTCATATCTTCCAATTGTTTTTGTTCACCCATAGCTACCCCTTGCTGCGGTCGTTTTAACGCCGTGTGGCGCGATTGCTGCGGCCTCATTACAGGCCAAGGCGTTGTTTCTCGCCCCGGCCCCACGCCCGACACTCTTCAACGTATGCGTTGTATGCAGACGCCTCCGGATCGGGCACGAACGCAAACAGCTCGATTCGGAGGAACTTGAACTCGTCATCGATGCTGTATCTGGCACGGATGTACTCGACCACCTTGAGGTTGATCTCGTCGATCTGCGCCTGACGCTCTTCGGGTGTCATGCGAAATCGGACTTCTTGAAGCCGAAACGCTTGATGGTCGTCAGATCCTCGACGTCCTGCCAATCCGGCTCGATCACCTCGCCTTCGTAGCCAGGCTGTCCGTAGCCCTCCGGATAAACGGCTTTGTTCTCGCGGCGGCTCATGCTGCCTTTGAGCTTTTGCATGAAGTCGGCGTATGCCTGCGGGTTGGTCTCTTTGACGGCTTCCAGGTCTTCGCGGGTGTTAATCAAGGGTGATTGCATATCGGTTCTCCAACCAGGTGAAAAGATTGTTCGCGTCTGCCCACATGGCGTGGCCAGACCAGGAGCCGATGAACTTTTGCAGTCCAGCAGCGTCGTTGTGTTCGATACAGGCTTTGATGCGGCGCTTCGCCCGGACTACAGACTGCTGGCGCAGCAGCTTGTGCGTCGTCCAGATGCGGTACCCGACAAAGTTGATGCCGTGCGACACCGGTAGCGCGTGCCAGTGGCTCATGCGCATCCCTAGCCTGTCCATCGAGAACTGCTCCAGCCACAGGAAGTCGTCCCGCAGCCGGTCGAGGTCGTCGCCGAGGATGACGATGTCGTCCATGTACCGCGCCCAATGCCGGTGGCCGAGGTCGAAGTGAATAAACCGATCGGCCAGGCCGCCGACCAGGTTCGCGGTCAGTTGCGAGGTCAACGCCCCGATGGGTAGGCCGAAACCTTCCCGCTGGATGATTTCCTCCAGTGCTTCCAGCGTCAGCCGACAACCGATCTTCTGGTCATACAACGACATGGCCAGCGACTTCGGTACCGACGGGAAGAATTTGCTGTAATCGGTCTTCAGGTAGTACGCCGCGCCGGTACTGCGCAGCCTTGCCTGAACGTGCCGGGCGGCCGCGTGGGTGCCCATGTCGTCGCGGCAAGCGAAGGTGTACGGCAACAGCGTGGCGTCCATGATCGGAGCCACGATGTTGCAGATGGCGTGCTGAACCACCCGGTCGCGGAAATCCAATGCCGAGATCAGCCGTAGCTTTGGTTCCCAGACATTGAAGTGCCGGTACGGGCCGATGGTGTACGCCCCGTCGAGCAGTTCCTCACGGATCAGCGCCAGATTGGCCGCTGCGTATTCGTTGAACTCCAGATAAGCAAAGGTATGTCGCTTGCCCTTTGCGGTTTTGCGATACGCACTCCATAGGTTGTCGTGCGTGCAGATCCTGTAGATCAGGTTCTTGTGTGTCTTCATTTGTAGGGTGCCGGTCTCGCCGTTCGATGTTTCACTACCAGGCGCTGAACCGAACCGCTGAATGTATTTGCCGAAGCAGGACATAACCGGCTGACCACATATTGCTATTGCAGTCACCTCGCAGAGCCGCAGCCGATGCGAGGCGGGTGTTTCATGTCGTCACAGCCGAGCGACGCGCCAATGTTGTTGTCAGAGTTGGACGCGGCGTTGTTCCAGTTCGAGCAGCACGAACCGCAGTTCGAGCCGTTGTCCCAGTTGCCGCCGCCGATGGCGGGCCGTCATTCCCGGTATGCCCTTTGCTACCTACTGCCTTTTGTTGCGCTCTTCCCTTTCTTTGATGCGCTTGATGCCAGCACCGATCATCCCGGCGATGGCAAACACGCGACGCTCTGCCTCTTCAAGGCCGGTTTTGCCGAACTTGACCCCGAGCAGCGTGGCGGCGCGGTGCAACATCCACTTGATGTTTTTCATGCCCCGGTCAGCCTCTCGGTACTTGCTGATCTGGTCGGATTCAACTGCCGTGTAGATCAGCGCCGGTTGGCGGATCAGCGCAGTGAGAAACTCGGTTTTGAAGGCGATGTGTTGATGGGGCATTGAGATCACACGCGGGTAGAGGTAATCAAACGCCTCGTTGAAGCGCTGGATCATGTCCAGTTCTGCCCGCGTGGATGTCTCGCTCTTGAACTGCCGGAGTGGTTGATCACTAACCGGCTCTCGCCGGTTAGACTGCAAGATTCAAGTGGTCACAGCCGAGCGACGCGCCAATGTGGAGGCCAGAGAAGGACGCGGCGACGAACCAGCCCGAGCAGCACGAACCGCAGCTCGAGCCGTCGCCCCAGTAGCCGCCGCCGATGGCGGCATTTGGACTGTAAACGGTGCTGCCGAAGCCTTCGGTATTCGCTTGCCAGCTTCCGGACGATTCATAGGGGCCGCCGCGATTGGCCAGCCAGTACCACATGACGCCTGAGCACTGGTTGATGCCGAACTTCGACACGTAGGCCGCGTTCCAGATCGTGCTGCCCTGGTCGGTACCGATCGATGACTGTTCCGTGGTGCCGTAGGAGCTGATGATCTGCTCGTCCAGCGTGAGCAGGCGCTTACCGTAGCAACCAGCGATACGGGCCGCTTCGAACCAGGTCAACGAGCCGTAATCGGTGGAGCCGTTGCCGCCGACCAGCGCCGGAATCTTCGGTGGTGATGAACCGTCTGCAATGGTCACGTTGTATTTCGACGTGCCGTTAACATCCGGGTTGGTGTTCAGCAGGTAGATGTCGCGCCAGAAACCGCCTGCGATACAGGCCATGCCACGCGGGTCGGCACAGGCCGGACGCCACTGCAGATCCCAGAAGCTGTACTCGTTGATCTGCGGGGTACTGTTGCCACCGCCGCTGCTGCCGGAGTGGCCGCCTGGTGCGTAGTGGAATCCGCCGATTTTGCGATAGTTGCCCGAACCGGGAGCCGAGGTGAAGCTGGTGGTGGCCTGCAGAGTGCCGTCGTCCTTCGCCCAAATGGCGTAGTCGGTACCGGACGTGAGGGTCGGCATGGTGATGGCGGTGGCGGCGCTAAATGAAACCAACTTGGCACCGATGAATACATAGGTACCGGCCTTGATGCTGGCGGTGTTGACGCTGTTCTTTGTGAACGCCACGGAGGTCGGGTCGGCTTTGTAGAACGTGCCCATTGGGCCAACAATCCCCAGCGCCGAACAGGCAGTTGCCGCCAGGCCGTCTTCGCCCAGCAACTGTGCAATAAACGCGCGCTGCTGTTCGATAAACGCCTTGAACTGGCCTTCTGTGACGCCGCTGCCGGTGGCGGCTGATGCTGCTGGGAGTGTGACTACGCTCATGGTTTGCTCCTTGGAATAAAAAAAGCCGCCAACGGTTGCCCGTGGCGGCCTGATGCCTTGATTGGTGGTTAGTGGTTAGAAGCCTTTGATTCGTGCGTCCAGAAGACCGGCGACCGGATTGCCGCTGATGTCGTAGCAGCGCACCAGCGGGCCGAGCGCGGCGTCTTTATCGAGAACCTTTGCCGTGAAGGCGGTTGAGGTTCCGGCCTGAAGCTGCAGGTTGACCGTTCTGATCTCGAAGTAGTCCGCGCTGATCGGCAGCCGCGCGCCGAGTTCTGGGATGGCGACGTCATCAAAGATTTCTTCGATGTCCGGCACGTCAAAACTGGCTTTCAGCGCGGAAATCGTGCCCCGGTTGGCGCCGAAGCTGGTGCTGATCCGGATCTGATATGTATCGTCTGTCGCGGTCACTGAACCCGGCCACGGCATGAGTGGCGTCTGGAATGTCCACATGTCGGTATTGGCGTCGGTAGCCCACATCAGCGCGCTGTCATCGGCGCCCCACTGGCTGGCAGACCCCGTAGAGAACATCGGTGCTGCGCTGTCAGCGCGCCACATGGATGCACCATCAACGCCCCACATCCGTGTCGCATCAACCAGCCTATACTCGATCTGCCAACTTGCTGCGGAGATTGAATACGGCAGTGTCAGTTGCGCCCCGACGCACCCAGACGGCGTGTGGAATTCATCGGTGTAGACCATTGCCTCATAGATGGCAGAGCGCCACATCGACGCTGCGTCGAACGTCCACATGCTCGCTTCGTCATTGCCGTTCCACATGACGCCGGTTTCGTTGGCGAGAACCTGCCCTCCGGTGACGCTGCCATTGACGACCCAGCCGGTAAAACCACGGCCCCCGAGGTCGATCTCTTCCACGATGTTCGCCACCGGGACATCGCCCAAGTCCAGCACGATGGCGGCCGGTGTTTTACTGTAGTTGCCGGAGGTATCCACCGCCTTGATCATCAGCGTGCCGAAGCCTGCTGGGCGGACGACGGAAACATAGGGGCTGGTGATCACCAGACCGGCATGAATTGGCGATGCCTGCCCCCAATCTCGGCTGTTGCCATTGATCCAGCGGATTTCGTACCCGTCGAGATCGATGTCCGCTACGGCGTTCCAGCTCAATGTGAAGCGGTCGGCCAGTGCATCAATCGTGAAGCCTTGCACATCCTCTGGAGGCAGTGTTTTGCCGTAGACCTGCGCCGAAGCCGCCAGGGTTTTACCCGTGAACACGCCGTTGATCGGCAGCGCCGATGCTTCGACAAGTCCGTAGCCGTCAAAATCCACATCAAACGACTGCCCGGATGCCACCGAGGCGGTCAGCCAGGGTCCGGAGTTGATCCGGTAGCGCAGATCCACGCGCTCGATCTGGCTGGTCTGTTGCTGCCAGGAGAAGGTGATGCGGGTCACAATCTGACCGGTGCCGATGACCGTCAGGCGCTCACTGATCTGCAGGTTGCTGATCACCGGGGTGGATGGTGCCAACAATGTCGGGTTGTTCGATGTCTGGAAGCTGCCATCCCAGGCGGCATAGAACTGCGGATCTTCGTCGGTAGCGATCACCTGCACCCGCGACTCGGACACCGGCTGCACGCTAAGAATCTTGACCTTTTTGCCGGGCGTGGCCAATGGCGAAAAGAACCAGATGTGATCCATCGGCATGGAATCTGACTGCAGGCTCGGGTCTGCCGCCAGCGTTACGGTGTCTGATTCGCCGGCGGCGGCATTGACCGAATAGGTGGTCATTGTGCCGTCCGGCCGTTTGATCATCAGGTATTCGGCTGCGCCGTTTCTGGGTACGCTGCGATCCAGCGTTAACGTGCTGCCAGAGGCGCTGACGATCCGGCCGGAGTAGCCCCATTGAGTCAGGTCGTGCGAGAGCAGCACCACGTCGCCACGCTGGCAAACGAAGCCCTCAAAGTCGCAATCCCACTTCACACGGCGGCGGCGGTAATACTGCTGCGCGGCGATGTAGTTGCCAAACTTGCCCGCCATGCTGGCATTGGTGCAGCCCATGAGGTCAATCGTGCTGGTGCGCGATGGATCGGTGACTCCCGGTACCGTGGTGCGAATTTCGTCCTGAACCCAATCTTTGGCCGGATTCGTAAAACGAACGATGATCTCCTCGGCCAGCTGCTCGGTGATGTAAGACACTTCGAAGCTGCCACGGATGATGTTGCTCATACCGAACGCGGCCACTGCCGGGGCGTTTCGTGCATCCCAAATAACGCCCAGCTTGCCAGATGCCCAGGATGGCGAGGCAAAGCCGCAACGCGAGATGGCTGTCAGAATATCGGCGGCGGTCTGGTTGCGATCCAGAACAGCGTTGAACGATAGCCCCTCGGAAGCGCAAAACGTCGCCCAGGCAGCCAACGCTGCCACATCGATCTGGCTTTCTGCCATGCCGACACCGTAGAGCAGCTCTCCGTTGGTGTCGTACCGGCCACGGGCGAAGTCCATAAACCAGTGCGCCGGATTGCTGGTTTTACCCCAAACCCAGGCGCTGCCGTTCCAGTAGTAGGCGTAAGCCTCGGCCATATATGACAACTGCGACACGGTACCGTTAAGCTGCTCGCTGGCCTTGATGGTCAGGCCGATGCGATTTTGCCCGGTGTAGTCAGCAGGGTCGCTCTGATAGCTGCGGATCGTTGACCAGTTGGTCTTGTTTTGCAGGCGCGCATCGCTGCTATCAGCGGTATCGCGGATCACACGGACATCATAAGTACCGGTCGGCACGTCGATGAATAGCGTGGCGCGGCGTGGTGATTGGCTTGCTCCGGAGACAATGACGATGTTGCCGGTGCCGGTCACGTAGCGCGTCCTGGTCTCCCAATAGCTCGTGACGCCAAACGTGTAGTAAGAATCGCCGTACTCGTCAATTTCCCAGCGCCAGCCACCAGATTCGACCCAGGCGGCATAGTTCTCATAATGGCCGCTGACCATGCCGGTACCGGATACGCTGATGACGGACGGATCGATCCATGTGGACGAGCCGGTCGGCTTGTATTGAATGCGTAGCTGCACGCTGGTGGCATCCAATCCGCCGCCGTTGTTGGCGTAGTACAGCGTGCCTTCGATGTCGATGCCAATACGGTAGGTATCTGCCGAAGTCGTGCGAACGATCCAGCCGGATGAGTTTTCCAGAACTGCGCCCGGCGTGCTGTCGACGTTGCCAGGGAAACCGTTGATTCGGCCAGCGCTGTCCGTATATGTCCAGTTCCAGTTGGTGTAGTTGCTGATCGGGTTGGTGCCGATGCGCCAATCTGACCGGTCTGCCGATGACAACCCCAAGTGGAAAACCTGATACAGGTACTGATCTTCGCCGTGGTACTCGGTAAACGGCTTTGCCCCGTTGTCTGGGATGTGGCGATGCACCCCCATGATGACAGGCATCGATTCATACGGGCGCGTGCGGTTCTGGCCTCCAGACAAGCTATACGTTGGCGATGCCTGGCTATATTGGCCAGAGGTTTCCCCCATTGACATTGCAGGCGTTTGCGCTGCAAACACTGAGTTGACGATCATCGACCCGGCGACAGAGATCACTGCTGCGCCAACTGCGGAGGCTGTTGCTGCAGACATCCCGGCAAACGCTGGGATTAATTCATATTGGTATGTTAAGACAGCAACAACAACAACCGCGATTAGAGCGACCACCTGTAAAACATTCGATCCGCCGCCG